ATATGGTAACTTACTATGAAAACGAAGACCAAATATTAGTTACGGTTGACGTTGCTGGTGGTAATGAAACTTGTATATTGTTTAGAACATTTAATAAAACAAATGTTTTAAAGGATGGTAAAAGATAAAAGAATTAAATGCTGAAGGTAAGATAATACCTGATATGGACTTGGGTGCAATACCCAACCACTCCACCATTTAAACAATGAAATTTAAGGGGTGGAACTAGGTTCGACATACAGTTAAAACTTACTGGAGTTTAATCGTTGACAACGTAAAGTCACATTTATAAATGCTAACAATTTAGCGATGGCTGCATAAAGCAGTTAACGGTTTGCCTGTACCGAGTAACAGAAACAGGCACATTATAATGGAGATATTATGGAACTAAAAGAAAGTAAAACAGCACAAAACCTCAAAGATGCCTTTGCAGGTGAATCTCAAGCAAATAGAAGATACCTTTACTTTGCTCAAAAAGCAGATATTGAAGGTGCAAACGAAGTAGCACAAGTATTCAGAAGCACAGCAGAAGGTGAAACTGGTCATGCTCATGGTCATTTAGAATACCTTGAAGAAGTAGGTGACCCAGCAACTGGTGAACCTATTGGTGATACTGAAACAAATCTAAAGTCTGCTATTACAGGTGAAACACATGAATATACTGATATGTACCCTGGTATGGCAAGAACTGCTAGAGAAGAAGGGTTTGAAGAAATTGCTGATTGGTTTGAAACATTAGCAAAAGCAGAGAAATCTCATGCTGGTAAATTTCAAAAGACACTAGACGCTTATAAAAGTGCATAATACTAATGGGTAGCTTGACTACCCATTGATAATATGTTATACTGAAAGTATGTTAATGAATAGTAAAAAGTTTGGGTTAATCATAGAAGGTATTGTTAAAGAAAAAAAGATACCATACCTTGACGCTGTTGTCAAGTATTGTGATGAAAATGAGATTGATACAGCAACAGTTGGTCCACTTATCAATAAACAACTTAAAGAAAAAATACAAAGAGAGGCAGAAAAACTGAACTTGGTTGAAAAATCAAGTACCGCAGTTTTACCTATATGAGTAATGATAGTTATGAAGCATATAAATTATATCTTGCTGTCAAACTTCATTTTACCTCTAAAAGTTATGACTTCTTTAAACACAATGCAAAGGTAAATTCTAGTTTCAATAGTTTTATAAAACGTAATGATAGATTTTTCTTTTATAAACTCACTACAAAATACAATAAAGAAGAACTGCTTGATTATTATGTCTGTAATTTCTTCAACAATTCAAAAACTTGGATTGGCAACCTTATACGAGCAGACGGTGAAACTAATTACACAAAGTGGAAGAAGTTTAATCAAAGTTTTACCTATAATTTTAGAAGCGATTGCTTATTACTTAATAATGTTATTAGTAACGATAGCATTTCTTTTGATGATTTGTTTCGTGTATCTAAAGGCCAACATCCAGTGTTGTTACGGTTACTTCTTTCAGGACAAATATCAATACAAACAATCATCATCTTGGATAAAATACTATCGTTTATTAAGAATTGGGATAAAGAAATTGCCGAAACTGTTATATGGCCTGAAAAGTCATTTAAGATTGCCAAGTTAAAACCATTTGTAAATTATAACTTGACAAAATGTAAGTTTATTATGAAAGAAATATTTGTATGAGTAATGAAATACCAGAATCAAATAGAATAGGTGATAAAGTAATAGATAGAGTATATCAAAATTTACATGGTACTTTACAATTGGTACTTAAAGATGGTTCGACCTATGATGGTAAGATTGATAAGAAGTCAATTAAGTTATCAGATGGTTCTTTGGGTCATGTTTACAATGTAAAAAATAAATGGTTTGATAGAACAGGTATGCCTATAGATAAACCAGATAATTTAATAACAAGGGATAAAGGTGAGTAAAGTATTTTGTATAGGTAATGGTGAAAGTAGAAAGGACTTTGACCTTAATGTATTAAAAGATAAAGGTAAAGTTTATGGTTGTAATGCCATTTATAGAGATTATCCTGAACTAATTGATGTATTGACCGCAGTTGATAATGGTATTATACACGAAATATATCACAGCGGTTATCCATTAAAGAAACCTTGTTACTTTAGAAACTGGACAAAAGTACCTGCTGATATGTACCAAAGTATTGTAGAAGGTTTTGTATCAAAACAAGAGTTAGAAGAATTAAAAGATTATGATGTTATTAGAATGAATGAAAGAGGTGACGCAACCGAGTTTGTTATTCATGGCACAACACTATCAGGTATGGTTTCTATTTTAAGAAATGCTAAAAAAGATTATCCAAGAGCAACAAAAGAAATAGTACAGAAACAAATTAAAAGTTCCCAAATCAATGTGTCATGGATAAAAGAAAATGACCAATCACACGACATAAGAGAAGTGTGGGAAGAATATAAAGACCATGGTTGGGCGTGTGGTGCTTCAAGTGGGTTTGTAGCAATACAAAGAGAAAAACCAAAAGAGATTTACTTAATTGGCCATGACTTACTTTCAGATAATCACAAAGTTAATAATATCTACAAAGGTACAAAACATTATGTAACACCTGATAATACACCCACACCAGCAACTAATTGGATACAACAATGGTTTACGTTAATGGAGTGGAATCCAGATGTTAAGTTTATTAAAGTAAATAAGGGTATAAGTACATCACCTACAAACACACCTATACCTGAATGGCAGAAATATGTAGGTAAGAATTTAGAGTATATTACTCAAGCACAGCTGCTTGACAGATTGAGTAAAAAGTGATATAATGAATATTAAATTAAGGAGTATTATATGTTAGATAATTTTTTATATAGTATGCTAGAAAAGATTAGTAATATTTGTGAGTTTTTGAAAGAGAAAATCAAAGACAAGAAATGTCCTAATCCAAAAGATTGGGCAAAAAATTACAATGAATGGAAAAAGAAGTATAAATAATATTATACTTACATTAATACAATTAATATATACAACAATACATACAAGGAGATATATACAATGTCAAGTGCATTAGAAGCCCTAAAGAAATCAAAGTCAAACTTTGATGCTCTAACAAAGAAGTTAGAAAACACAATCGAACAACCCGAAAAGAAAAACAAATACCAAGACGATAGGTTATGGAAACCTGAACTTGATAAATCAGGTAATGGTTATGCTGTAATTCGTTTTTTACCTGCCGTAGAAGGTGAAGATATGCCATGGCAAAGAGTATGGCATCATGCCTTTCAAGGACCTGGTGGTCAATGGTATATTGAAAACTCATTAACAACTTTAAACAAAAAAGATCCTGTTAGTGAAGAAAACACAAGGTTGTGGAATACAGGCATAGAAGCCGATAAAGAAATTGCTAGAAAGAGAAAAAGAAAGTTACAATACTATTCTAATATCTTTGTAGTATCAGATCCAAAACATCCTGAAAACGAAGGTAAAGTATTCTTATTCAAATTTGGTAAAAAGATATTTGATAAGATTACAGAAGCGATGAACCCAGCGTTTGAAGATGAGAAGGCTGTTAACCCATTTGATTTTTGGGAAGGTGCAAACTTTAAATTAAAAATCAGAAAAGTTGATGGTTATTGGAATTATGATAAATCTGAATTTGAGCCAGTTAGTAGATTAAAACCTACTGATGAGGAGATTGACAAAATATGGAAATCTCAATATGCTCTAAAGCCCTTCATTGATCCAAGTAATTTTAAGTCTTATGATGAACTCAAAGAGAAACTGAATAAGACACTTACTGGACAAAGAAGTACCGAGTCTGTCGAAGATATTGACCTCCCACCTGTCAGTAATGACGTACCCAATACTTCTAACAACTCGGTAGAGAAAGAGGATGAGTCCAACGATAGCGATGACCTATCGTATTTTAGTAAACTTGCTGAGGACGATTCCTAATCTATCTCTCTCACTTTCTCAAATGGGGTGTGCTGTATTAGCACACCCTATACATACTTGACAATTCCGTTAATTTATGATATACTATTAGTATGATTTAACCTTATATAATGGAGAGATATGATAGATAATACAGAAGAACAAATATTTAAAATACTAAATCCACACTTAACAAATATAAAAACATATTCTGGAATATATTTAAGAAATTATCAATTAATTGCAGATAAAATTGTAAAAGATTTTATAAAAGGATTAAAAGATACTTCATATCAAAATAAATTAAATGAGTATTTTAGAATATTACAATTAGAAACTGGTGGTGGTAAAACTTTTTTAATACAATATATACTTGAAAAAATCATAAAAGCATATGTTAAATTTAAAAGTGAAAATGGCACTATTATCATTAAAGCACCAAGAAATGAGTTGTTAGAGGTTTTTCAAAAAGACATTGAACAACATTTAATCGAAGGATTAAAAAAAGATGGATACAATGTAACATTATATTCATCTTTAACACAAGGATATTCTTATGATTTACATTCTTACGATACCAATGCTAAAGGTATAAAAATTATTATTATAACGGATCAAAAAAATAATGTTTCAGATTTTGTCAACAGTCACGTTGATGATTTATTTTTTGCAATAAGAGATGAGGGTATAGGATTAGATAGTAATAATGATGAAAATGCAAAAGGTTTAGATGGTATATATAATGCAACATTTAAATGGCATGATAATTTTAACAACTTACCTGGTTTCAAATTAGTTTTAAATGCTACACCATCAGCATCGCAAAAAATGAGATTTGAAGCAAACAATATACACATATACAAAGAAAACTCAAAAAAAGATTGGATTAAACCAATCATTGGTGTAACAGAGGTACCATACATTGATTATAAAAATCGTTTAGGATTAGAAGAACTTTTAAAAAATGGATTAGAATGCTTTATAAAAGATACTTTAGAAATAAATTATAATAAAGATATTTTGAAAAATTTTACTCATAAAAACTTTAAACCTTGTTTATTGATTAAAGGACAAAAAGATGACGATTTAGATTATCATATTTCAGTTGATGATGTTTTAAAGTTTGTTCATAAAATTGATGATGAATACTCATCAAAAAAGAAAGAATTTGAAGTTGAAAATTATCTTACTGGTGAAAAAGTAAAAGTAAAATATCCAGGTAATAATATATTAGGATTTTCATTACTACATCCAAATATATCAAGTGAAAAATACAAGTATGATTTACAAAAATTGAATGACTCATCATTTAAAGACAATATTTTAATTGTTTGTGAATTGGGAACTTATGGAATAAATGTACCTAATCTTACACACTCAATATTTTTAAGACCATCAGAAAGACATGAGGGTAGAGTTGGTGGTGTAAGTCAATTTTTAGGACGATTGAAACGAAATCCATTTATTGACGACTATTACTTGGCTCAAATAATAGCAAATTCAGACATAAAAAATATTGATGAATATAAAGCTGTAAAAAGATTTTACTTAAAATGTTTAATGAAAAATGTATTTATTCCTCATACAAGAAATAACTCAACAGCCATTGATGAATTTGAAGATAGTTTGGTGAGTTATAGAAATAAATCAGATGCTATTGACGATATATTACTTGATAATGGTTATATGGTAGGATGGAAATCTAAAATAGTAAACTCAAAATCAAGTAATAGAAATGTAAACTATTTGGATATTAGAACTGCTGTTTGTGCTTTTCCAGGATGTGATACAAATGTGGTCGTTACTATGAGAGAAGTTTTTATGCAAGATTATAATTTAGATCCTATTGCGGCTAATGAATTGTCTATAAAATCAGTAATGGAAAATGCACATATAAAAGATACTGACGGTAAAGTTAGATGTTTATGCTTTATGCACCATAAAGCAGAAACAGTTATGAAAAAACATTATTTACCGAAAAATCATCCTGATAGAGTTGCTTAATTAAAAAGTCTTTAAGTGGTCTTCAGTAAGTATGACAAACTTCATATCTCGTTTTAAACACCACGCATACGCTGTAGACCACTTTCTTCTATTTCTTTCATAAGTTATTAATGCGTTTTTATAAGTACGGCTTTCTCGTAAAGGTTTTTTAGGTTTACGAGTTTGTGCTTTAGGTTTAATCTCTACAATAAACTTTTTAAATGTACCATTTGATTGCCTTACTTTCATATAGAAATCAGGAAAGTATCTATGTGGCCGATTATCAACTGAACGATAGTAAATTGCTATTTCTTCACTACCCCATTCCAACACGTCTTTATGTTTATCACAATATCTCATAAATCTATGTTCCCAAGAACTTCTATAAATTATGTTTTTAACGTTGCCTTTATATTTCTGTGGGTTCAAAGGTTTAAATATACCTTGATAGGGTCGCTTATCTATATTCTTCAACTTCTTCATAAACTTATTTATTACCAACATAAATAGTATTATGGCAAGCGTATTTGATACAATCAAACTAAAGGCAGGTGATACAGACAGGTCTGCTACTTGGTATAGAACACAAGTAAATAGAATTGCTAGTGGTACTACTGCTAGACAGTTGTTTAGACAAGGTAAACTTAACGGTAGACCTAGTGTAGGACGATTGAACTTATTTGGGTATAATCCTAAATTTAGAAAGACACTACCGTATTATGATATATTCCCTTTAGTATTGCCATTAGAACCAATATCAGGTGGATTTTTAGGTATGAACTTTCACTATCTACCACCGTTATTAAGATTTAAACTATTAGAACGTATGCAACAGTTTGCTGATGATACAAGATTTGATAGTAAAACAAAATTTGATGTAAACT